CGGCCCTGGCAGCGTCCCTGGCAGCGTCCCTGGCAGCGTCCCAGGCAGCGTCCCTGGCAGCGGCCCAGGCAGCGTCCCTGGCAGCGTCCCTGGCAGCGTCCCAGGCAGCGTCCCTGGCAGCGTCCCTGGCAGCGGCCCTGGCAGCGGCCCAGGCAGCGTCCCTGGCAGCGTCCCTGGCAGCGTCCCAGGCAGCGTCCCTGGCAGCGTCCCTGGCAGCGTCCCTGGCAGCGGACAATTCTTCGTCGGTCGCCTCGCCGTTCGCATGCCGTTCCGCCACGTTCAGAGCGTTCTTGCTGCGTTCGTCTTCCATCAGGTGTTCGACCTGACGTGCGCACCACACAGCGAACAAACGAATCTCGCGGTCACAGCCTTTGACAGCGCGCAGGCACCAGAGGGCATCATCGAGGCCGTTACTGTCGAGAATCTGTACGATCGACACAGGCTCGTCATCGGCCTTGGTCTTGTTCAGCGAACGAAGCAGCTTCGTCCAGCCTTCGTGGCACGGCGAGTGTTCGCGGATCTTGTTCAGGGTGGTGCGCATGTGCTCTCCAAGGTTCGTGCCGCTAGGCTCTTGCCTGCGGGCTCGGTTGCGATGGAGTTATTATTAGGCATGCCTTAAGCCGTGTCAACAGAAATTTTAGGTATGCCGAATATTTTTTGCATGCCATGTTGCGCTCAGATGCAAAGAGCGAAGTGATTCGGTATCGGAGAGCAAAAAAAGCCCGGTCTAGCCGGGCATGTGGGATGAGAGGGAGGGGCGCGGGACTACATACGCGAGTTCCAGGGTGTAATTACAGAACTTGCGTGGGGACGGTTTTTGTCGTTGTCTGAGTAGTTGGAGCAGCCCTAGCTTTTTTGATGGCTGAAACTGCCCCTAGGGTACTGAAGCGTGTCACGATGAACTTCCCATCTTTCATAGGGGCAGCAAAACCAATCTCCGAACCGCTTTCAAAGATGCCTATTGCATCATCAAATTGTTCAATTATCAAGTACTGGTTTCCGGCAACAAAGTTACAGGTAGCGGTAAATATGTAAGCGCCTTTGGAGGAATTAGCCATTAGCGGGATAGTGGCTCCAGTATCACATGGCGAATTCATGCTAATAAAGGATTGGCATCCCTGGTTGACATCGCAGTAGACACCGGCTCTAGACAGGTCACTATTTACAGACTGCGCGATTCTATTCCCATTTCCAATATCCTTAAAAATCCAAGAGGAAGTTTGCGCATATGATGAAGTAGAAGCAAGCATAGTTGCAAATAATAAAACAACAATGAAATTTCTAAAAATTATGGTCTTCATATTATTTTTAAAATGTAATTGAACTGTTCGTTACATTTCGTGAGATTAAATTTGATACATTTTTTTTGTTGCTACCTGTAAAAGTTCGCCTTATTTTGTTATTAGGAAGAAAATTCACAGGAGACGATCTACATGAACCGTTTGCCAGAACTCATTGCAGCCTATTTGGCTATGGATCAATTTGCCAGAAATATAATTGTTGAATCTGCAAAGACGTACGCAATCAGCCGACCCTATTCAAGCGCGCGCGGCAAGCTTAGGCCCATCCCAAGTCCCCTCAACTATCATCCTTCGTCGGATAGCATCCGCGACACCCAAGAGAAATGTCTTGTCGGCGTCGACGGCAGCTCGGTAGACGAGAAGTAGCTCTGCCTCTCCTTCCGAAAGTGTATCGGGAGGTTCTGACTTCTTTGCGGCGCTCGAATCGGTGCCGTAAAGGAGCCAATCGGGAGTGACATCAAGTACCTTGCATATCTGAGAAAGTCGAATCCCGGATATTTCTCGGATGCCGCCATCTTCAGCTGCCTTTTCCCAATCAGTGACCGTGGCGTTCGACACCTTTGCCATCTTGGCAAATTCTGTCTTATTGAGGCCGGCCCTCTCTCTGGCTTCCTTCAGTCTTAGTTTCCATTCTTCCATTAGGCAATCCTAAACAATTTTCGGTTAGGCCGGCCTGAAAGTGCTTGACACGAGTTCAGGTATGCCTAAAAATGGAGACATGACTACTTCTCTCACCGACAACCAGATCATCGATGCCATCGGCGGGACCAGCGAGACCGCAAGGCTTTGCGAAGTCCAGCCAGCATCGGTATCCGAATGGCGCAAGACTGGAATCCCGAAGGCGAGGCTGATGTTCATCCGCCTCGCGCGACCGGACATCTTCAGCCAGCCGAAGCCGCGCCGCCGTAAGACTGACAAGCCGCCTGCGCCCGCATCCCGGCCGCAGTAACTGCGCGGCTTTTTTCGCGCCCAAAAAGTTGCGAATAGGAAAAATCCTATTAGCAACAGCAGCACCAGAAGTACCTTCCAAGCAAACCAGCAACACCAAGGAGAAGCACCATGAATTTGAACGCCCGTTACATCACCGCCGAAGTGTCTTTGAACGAGACGGAGAAGCGCCGTCATGTTGAGGTCTGCAGAGACCTTGGGATCGGCCTTAGCACGTGGTATCGGGGCTTAGCTAATGCCGCTGCTCGAGTGCATGGTATGCCGCCTGCGCCGCCTCGTGAACCCAGCCATTGCCGGGGTATGCGACCAGCGAGCCGTGCTGGGGCATCGAAAGGGACGATGCGGAGGCATCTTTAAGGGTTTCCGGCTTCGTTCGGAGACAAAACGAACTGGCCCTGCGATGAGTCGGGCAGAACAGGAATCAGAACCATGACGACACAGACCCAAGAGCCGGACGTCACAAAGTTGCTGTCGATGGCGGACAACGTTGTGATCCGGGATCGTGTGTATGGAGCCGCCCGTAAGTCGGGCAACGAAAATCAGGAATACGGTCGGCTCCACAAGAGCATCAGCGAACTTGCAAAGGAAGCTAGCAAGGTCCGTAAGCAGTCGGGGGAGCGCTGACATGGACCACTCAATCCGCGCCGCCACCCCAAAAATCATGCGTGAACGCGGCGCCCAAGCCTACGACATGGGCCTGGGCATCAACGACCACCACATGAATCCTAGCGCCCTGGCTATCGCTGACTGGCAAGCCGGTTGGATGGAGCGTCGAGCACAGATCATGGACCGCTTGTTGGTGGCTGCCGTGGGGAGCCATCCATGACGAAGCTCACCAACAAGAAAGAGCATCTATCGTCGCTTATCGAGGGCGCTGTTATCGCAGCCGGCGACGACGGCATCACCGCCAACAAGATCATGAAGATGTTCAAGATTGGTCGCACATGCTCGCGGTTGCATCTGGCCCAGCTGGAATTGGACGGCCATATCCGCAAAGTACGGCGGCACATGCCTGTCACCAACGGTGTCTATCACACCTACCACAAGACCGAGGGAAGTCCAACGCCGGCCAAGGACACCCCTGCGCGCCGTGACTGGCTCGTGGCTGCCTTCTTCGGGCCTGCGCGTACGGAGGGTGCATGACTGCCTGTGCTTCCTATGAAATTACTGTCGTAGTCGATAAAGGCATGTACGTGCTCGGCTACTACTCGGCCAGCGCCGCCAAGTTCTTCGTGATCGAACAGTTTAGCAATGGTAGGCTGGCACAAGCTGCGGCGTACTGCATGAACCAAGAGCGGGAGCGCTGACATGGCCGGTGAATGGATCAAGTTCGAGGCGAGCACCCCGGAAAAGCGTGAGGTGTTCTCCATCACCGCGGCGATGGGCTGGACTGATCCGGACCTGACCGTCGGGAAGTTGCTCAAGGTGTGGCGTTGGTTCGATCAACAGACCGTTGGAGGTAACGCTGACGGCGTTACCTTAGCGTTACTGGATTCAATCATAGGCGTTAGCGGATTCGCTCAAGCGATGTGCAATGTCGGTTGGCTGGTTTCAAACGAGAGTGGAGTCAGCCTTCCGAACTTTGACAGGCACAACGGGAGGACCGCAAAAGAGCGCGCCCTGACTGCAAAACGCGTCTCAAAGCACAAAGCTAACGCTGCACCTAACGATAAAGGTAACGCTCGCACCGTTACCGAAGCGTTACCTAGAGAAGAGAAGAGAAGAGAAGAAGAAGTACGTGGCGAAGCCGCCACGTCCCCCCTGCCGGCTTCGCCTCCGACCCGTATCGGGGAAATCTGCGCCCTGCTTCGCCGTTCTGGTGTCAACACAAGTCCGGACGCTGTGGGCAAGGTCGAGTGGTCGGCAAACGATGCCGTCACCGATGGCGTCTTGCTGGACGCCCTTGTCCTTGCGAAGAAGCGAAGTCCGAGGCAGATCACGCCTGCCTACCTTTCCCCGATCATTGCCGACCTCCTGTCCAAGTTGGAGACCGCGCGATCTTCAGCCCTGGTGGCCGGGAAGGACTACGTGTGATCGCCGCCAACGCCCAGCCCATTCTGGCTGCTCGTCTTCGCGGCTTCAGGCCGGACGAGATGGTCATGGTTTCGCTGGCAGGTGCAATCCGCAGCAGCAACCAGACCGTTTACGCCGATCCGTCCCGTGCCTACGACTGGCGGTGGGTGCGAGGCCTCGACATCTGCGTGTGGATCTGCGATGAGCCGAACTGGGTGCCGACCTTGAAGGCCATTGCGCTGTGCCGACCGGGCTACCTTGCCATCTGGCACCAAAGGAACGAATGGGGGGCGAAGGTGTACCTGATCCCGACCGCTGCAGACGTCACCAAGCCCGTTTGCATGTGGCAATACGAGCTCGATGTGCTCGACTGGCTGGAAACCTGCAACCGAGTATTCGCACGATGAACCTGATACCCGACAACATCGATTTCAGTGCCTACATGGACGAGCCGGAGCAGCATCGCATCATCCCTGCGTCCACGTTTCTGAAGGAGGTGGAGGCGCTGTTCTATCCTCCCGCCGACCTTCCTCGATTCCCTACTATGCTGTGGGAAAAAGCCAAGGACAAGATCGAATTCCGCCCCGGCGAAGTGTCGCTGTGGGCCGGCGTGAACGGCCATGGCAAGTCGATGTTCCTGTCGCAAGTCGGCCTTGACCTGTGCCACCAGGGCGAACGCGTCATGAATGCCTCATTCGAGATGACGGCGCCGCGCCAGATGCAACGCATGTGCCGTCAAGCCTATGCCGGTGATCGTCCATCTCTTCAGTTCATGTCCGACCTACACCGCTGGACGGACAACCGGCTGTGGATCTACGACCACATGGGAGCCATCGACTGGAAGCGCCTGATGGCCGTACTCCGCTACGCGCAGAAGAACTTTGGCATCACCCAGTTCGTCGTCGACAGCCTCATGAAGTGCGTGCGTGGCGAGGACGACTACAACGGCCAGAAGGACTTCGTCAACGACCTGTGCAGCTTCGCCCAGGCCAACGGCGTGCACGTCCACCTGGTGCACCACGTGCGTAAGGGCGAGAGCGAGCACAAGGCGCCG